ACTCGTTAGTTAATTTGCTTAATACAAATTCTTCTAACTTGCCTGAGTGTTTGCCTACGTTTTCTTTGTAAGCAATTTTTTCTTGTGCAAGTGACTTTCTGTCCTCTACAAATTTGCTAATCTCTTCAGATAACTTTTCAGTCATCATTTTATCGATTGCTTCGACCATGTTGTTTTTGTCATGCTCGTATCTTTTAGCAAATTCTTCTCTTAGTTCAGCAGTTACTTGATCTCTGTTTTCCTTAACTTTTGAGTTCCATGCTTCTTCGATTGAAACTTTTGTTTCTTCTCCAATAACACCTGACTCAACTAGTTTTGATATTGCGTCGATCATTATTTTAGTCCTTTTATTACGTTTTTAATAGCATCTTTTAGATACTGTTGTGCTTTTTTGTCATTTCTAACTTCAGCCGCCATGCCCATTGCTCTGTTACCACCTCTTGTGTTCATCAAGTGTTCGTAAATTGGCGTTGGGTAAGCACCTGGTGCCGAAGGTTGAGCCACAACATCTACAGTGATGATTTCAAAGTCTGACACTTGACCACCGCCATATTCGGAAATGTTTCCACTTCCTCTAGACGATACGCCAAGTTTCACACCTGATTCCAACATTGTTCTGACAAGTTGGCCCATTGGAGTAGGCAAAATTTTCATCTTACCGTACCCATTTGGACCGTCCATCCACATTTCAGTAATCATGTGAGACACACGGTCTAAATTTATTTTAAGATCATCGGGGTGATCTACTTCTCCAAGAACTGAATAACCAGAACTGATTTGATCATTGAGTGTTTTTACTGCCGTTTGTATTTCGTTTACAGGATATACTCTTTGATTAGCGTTCTTGATTCCACCTTGAATACAGATACCTTTCATGTACAAATCCTTGCCGTCTTTGCCTTCGTGCAAAACCTGTACTCTAGCCTGATCGTAGGTTAAATGTTCTCTTAGATATAGTGATGACATCCGATTCTCCTAAATGGTTGTCTCAAATCAACAGCAATTACTTGCCGGCGATTGGAGATTTTCCTGATTTATCTGAACCGTCAGCAGTCATTGGTTTAACTTCTTTTTTCATTGAAGTACCTTTGTCCTTACCGCCAGTGTTTTCAAAGTCAGCCATTTTTTCCGCTGTAGGTGCTGGTCTGCCTTTTTCGTCAGCGCCACCTTTTGCAATATTTGAACCTCTTGCTGTGTTCATATCTGCACCACCTGTTTGCGTCATTGGCGAAGCCTTTGCATCGCTGTGATCAGCATTGTCAGCAGATTTTTGAATTTTATATTCTTTTACTGCTTCTTTCTTCATGCCTTCCATTGATAAATCAGCGTTAGCATCAACAACTGGTTCTGCAGACTCTTCTTTGTCTTCATCACCGTGGTCTTCGTCGTCTTTGCCACCCATCATTTTTTCGAATTCTGCTTTAAGTTCATCTAAAGCATCTTCTAAATCAGCCACTCTCTCTTCAGTGTCGCCTTCTTCACCGTCTGCATCCATGTCTTTTTCCATGTCATCAGCGGCACCTTCTGCTTCACCTGTTTCGTCTGCGGCGATATCTTTGACTAATTCGTCAGTTGCGTCACCACCTACTTCTTCGATTGACTCTTCTTCTTTAGTTTCTGCTTCGTCAGTTTTTTCGTCTTCGATTGCTACTTCTACGTCTTCGCCTTCGTTTGCTTCTTCTGACTTAGATTCTTCAGTTTCTTTAACTGCTTCCTCTTTAGACTCTTCTTTGGTCTCTTCTTTAACTGCTTCGTCTTTTGACGCTTCAGTTTCTTCTACTTTAGACTCTTCTTTGGCTTCTTCTTTAGCCTCAGTTGTAGTCTCGTCTGCTAATCCTTCGTAGATGTCTCTAGACTTCTCTACTACGATTTCATGAAATAACGCTTCCGCTTTTTCATTCTCTTCGTTTATTAGCAATTCTAATAATTGTTCAAATTTATTTGACATTGCACGTGCTCCTTTTTGGTTTGCAAGGTTTGTTTGCTTATAAGTGAAGTATTTACGTCAAACGGCAAAAAAAGCCGAGAAATTGGTGCTAAAAGACGGATTTTTATGATTTTTCGATGTGTAAATTATATATCTTGACAAATTCTTCAATATCTACGTGCTTAAAGTTTTTGGCAAATTCTAGATCATGAGGCTTGAAAGCATTTTTTCCTATCACTCTTCGGAATTGTATTTTGGGATAGTCCCTCAAAACTTTTTTGGTCTGGTTCATCCAGTTGCCGTAGAAAGTGGCTTCATCAATGGATCTTTTGTAGTTTCTGGTGTCTCCAAACAGGTTGTTGAGTGAAAATCTTTTGTGTTTGTGGTCTCTGGGTAGTCCTTGATAGTCAAAACCCAGTATATATATTGTGTCAAATCCTTTATCTGCGGCCATTTTTAGTGCAGTTGGTCCAGAACTCCATCCCAGGCTGGGTTTGAACCAGTTGATATGATTCAGTATATTGGGTTTTTTATCATACTGATGATTGAAGTTTGACCATACCTGATGTTTTGCTGGATAATCAGATTCCCCAATTTCAAATATCATTTTGGGATCAACAGCAATCAAGTAGTCGGGGGTTTCTTTTCTGTATACAGCATTGCAGGCAAAAACAGGTCCGTGTTTTTGCATATCAGCAATTTTTATACCTTTACGAGATGTTCCGTTGCCCAGAACAAATGCTATGTTGCTCATTGTTATAATGTTAAATTATCGTCTGTGGCAGGTTGTCCATACATTTTTTGGACAAAAATTGCTTCTTCTTTTTGTTCAGCGTCATGCTGTTCAGAAGCCAATCTCATTTTGTTGATGTCTTTGAGAGTCAATCTTGTTTTTCTAGTGTCTTCTTTGTCAAGCACAGAAATGTCTTGTTCAGCATTGTAGTTTTTTTGCTGTTCAAATCCCTGTTCACCTGCTGTAAAAAATTCTTTTAGTATCATTGCTTCTATTTATTTTATGTTCTGCCTGTGCCTGGTGTTGGTGTTGTGCCTGGTACCGGTGGTTGTCCTGGTGTTGCTCCTGGTTGTTGTGCCGGAGGCTGAGTAGTGTCAGGTGCTTGTGGATCTTCAAAATTGTCAAGATCACCTGCTATGCCTGCCTGTGTTACTCCACCCTGTCTCAATTCACTAGATTTAGTGGCTTGTTTTTGTTTTATGTTGTTTTCTTCTGCCCATTGCTGTGCATTCTCAGTCATTTCTTCTTCAGTCAAACCAAGATATCTTTTTAGTGCAAATCTTTTTGACATGTAAGGCAGGTCTGCCACTTGAACAAATGTGCCAACTCTCTGTTGATCCATTTCTGTCTGTCTGTACTGTGCAAAGTTCTGTGGTGGATTCAGTTTCAATTCAAATAGACTGTTGTCAATTGAGTACCCTTTGTTTGCAATCCACAATTTAAATTCTTCGTCAAACACAGGACTTACGTTTCTCTGTAATCTTTCACAGTATTTGTTAAATCTCAGTTCCTGAATGTATGCTGTGCCTACTCTGCCATCATTGTACTGTTGTGCACCGTCGTCTGCACCTGTTGGCAGGTAAGAACTTGGTATTCTCAAACCTCTAAACAGTTTGTTTGTGAAAAATCTCAAGTCGTCAATTTCACCTAGGTTAGTACCACCTGGTAGTGTGTCCACTTTAGATCCTCTACCTTCTGCTGTCTGTGGAAAGAAATAGTCTTCGTTGATACTCATTGGATTGTAAGTGGCATCAACATAGTTCATACCGCCTGATGTGCTTGGAATTCTTCTTTGATTTATTTCGTTTTTGACTCTTTCAACAAACTGCATTGCCAAGTGTGTTGGCATGTTACCCACATCAATATAAAACACTCTTCTTTCAGGTGCTCTCTGTACCCTGTAGATAATAATTGCGTCTTCTAACAATTCTTTCTGTTTGTAAACTTTGAAAACTTGTTCTAAGATTGACTGTCCAAATGGAAACAGGTTGTCCAAACCATCTGACATACTCAAGTGTACCACATGTTCAGCATTGATAGAATACTGATTCATTGTTCTGTAGAATCTGCCACCTGTGCCTGCACCCATGTTAGAATTTGTCATGGTTGTGCCTTGTCCTGCACCTGCATAATTTTGATTGAATGTGCCACCTGTTGTGCCACCACCACCATAAGTTTGATTTGGTGTGATTTGTGTTGCACTCAATCTCTGTAGGTTTGGATTTATGTCTCTGACCACATATTGTTCAGGTTGTTTGCCATCTGATTCGTTGACAATGATTCTGTCTACTTTGGCAGGATCAATGTAAAGTAATTTGTTTGTTTCAGGATCTCTCACAAAGAAACAATCTCCGTACTTGATCACATTTCTAAATGTTCTAAAAATTCTTTTTTGAAACTTGTTGGACTTGGTCCATTGTTGTAGTGCTTTTTTTAAAAGTTTTATTTCAGAGTCTGTGACATCACCTTTGAACACAAGGTCAAACGGA